TTCTATGAAAGGCATATTTCTCCTATGTTTGTGTAACCTCAGCTGGTCTAGTAATTTGTAGTATCGCAGCTGTCATCTTTATAACATTTCCTGTGGCACATTTCATCTTAATTTTATCACCTGCTTCTAAAATCAGTATATTATTAAAAGTCAAAAGATCAACTCCATCACTAGCTGTGACATTGGCTATATCATACTCATAATCAGTGGTTGCTGATGCATCATATACCTTAATTTCTACATCTAAAGCTGATCCATGAGTATTAAATAATTTAACAGTTTTCACTATAGAAGTCGTAGCTGTAGGGGATTCATACATATCATCAAATGACCCTGCAGAGGTTACTTTAGCTTGGATATTTTTATATACGTTTGCCATTATGTTAAAAAGAAATTAAACCTTTCTGCATC